GTTTTTTTTTTTTTTTTCAAACCTAATTTCAAAAAATAACGCGTTAATCTATCGAGCGTTATGTCAGTGTTCTTCTTTAAGAACATGCAAAAGACAAAATACCATGCGAATGCCATGACAATAGAGTTCCCAAGTGAGGTGTCAGCCCCACCAGTGTCACGCATAGCTCTGTTCCTTTTGTTTATAAAAGCGCGCGCGTTCTCAACGCGCGACGATGCCACGTATGAATTGGTGCTTAACCAGCGCAGAACGCGCATTGTGTCCAAATCCATGCCGAACAAGCGGTAAATCCAAAGTCCGAACTCCAACGGTCCAAAACTCTGGGATTGATCAAACATGCTTGCATCGGCTTCAAAGACCAGCAAATCACCCCGAACGCGCCAAACGGCCACGGTATCATCTCCTGAAACTAATATATCGATACCATTCTCAAAAAACGTGGGTTGCTGAATCGACCTCAACCAATCACTAAGTTCCAGATCGGTGGAAGATCCAGCGTAAGCTATACTCACGTTGGCGTTGCGGTTATAAATTTTCCGGCGGATAATATCAGAGACAGGGGCGAATTTTTTAAAACGCTGTTGGACTTCATAAACAACAGGTCCAACTAGCAAAATCACTTCACGAGCAACGTTGATTATTATTCGTGGTTTCAATTCGCATTTTTCATTCTCATATCTGAATAGCATTTCATCTGATTTCATTATCACGGGTGTGCGCTTTGCTTGGTCGGCGTAGCTCCACCATGTCGTCTTGTGTAAATCCTCATAGCACTTCTTGTATTTTTGTTTCTTCTTAGAATCCCGAAAATGTTCCAACCAATCCATCACTTCTTCCACCCATAAAATACGGCTCGAGTCAGCGTCGCCCCAGAACCGCGGTAGATGTTGTTCTTGATAGCGTCGCCAACGCCGTTTTTGTTTCTCGGGTGGCATCGGGGGTTCTACCAACACCCGTGTTTTAAGAGCAAAAGCCAAATTGGCATCCGTCACTTCTGGGACGTAGCCCGGGACACAGGTAGGTAAAAAATTGTAATAGTATTGTTGGTTGCGTGCGTCATGCGTGGGCAATTCTCCCGTGACAATCAAAAACGGACAAGGAGCAGCCTGAGCTATGACGTGCGCTGGTTGACGCGGTGTTAACGCCAACTCAACTGGGAACGGGCTGGTACGCGTCTCTTCAGTCTTGACAACAACGCGAGTATTCCAGTCACTAAGATAATAATGTTCGCGAAAACTCTGATACCTAGTGTTTTCTCGCGAATAAGCACTCACCACAGCGTTGAAGATCAAATGTGTGGTGATGGCTAGAGGAAGCGGCAAGCGGCGTGTAACTTCGTGCATACAGAGTGCCGGGAGAACAGATAGCACGGGAGCGCGCTCGCTTTTGACACGGTAGATAGCTTCAGCTAGCCCATACGCCCAATCTAAATGGAAGGGGCGCAGCACAAAGGTTTTCAAACATTCCTCGATCAATGGACTATAACGACCGAGTGTGTCTCCACGACGTACATAAAAAGGACCAAGTTCCCAATCAGGGGGAGGGTGAATCTTGGTCCAAAAAGGGACACGTGGTCTGAAAAACCAGAAAACAAACTTTTGCATAGCAAAACTGCGCTCGATGATAAAGACTATGATCTTCTTCGTAGCGTATAAACCAGCGCAGACGGCCCCTAAAATGCAGGCCGTTTTAACCACCGTTTTCGCCATTGGGATCAAGGTCCCAAATTCCGTACCTTGAGTGGGTGTGCCAAGGTCGGGCCCGGTTTGGGCATTGAAACGTATCATTTCAGCACCATTGAAAGAAATCATGAGTGCATTCGTTTCAGTGCGTTCGGGCAATCGGTAGTTCATGATACCCCAAGCCAAATTCCAGTAGTCGATTTGGAACTCTTGAGGAAATGCTTGCAACAAGCGACGGTACGTGAAACCATCTTTGGACTTGACATATTCATCCGTGGCCTGCACTATGCGTCCCAAAGTGTAACCTCGCTGTTTTTCAGCGGTACAAAACTTCGGGTACAAGAAATCGC